TTGACCAAATTATGAAGGACAAACGTGACGGAACAACAACTCACCAAGAATCATGTGAAGCAGTGAAGGCTCAGTTTCCGAAACCAGAATAACGGACATAAGTGTCCGATTTGAAGTCGAATTTATCGACCACAAACTACATTGACTGGTCACAAAATGTTACCACTTTTTGGTCCGATACAACCTTGAAAAATAGGAGTACAACTCCTAAATTGCAATGAACACACAAATCCTTTTCGCATTCGGTTTAATAGTTAGTATTTTAGGTTGGACATTAATTTCTGTCTCAGATTTAAAGGCAAATATGCTTTTGGTTCAGTACCAGTTAACCGAGATACAAGAGACGCTAAATGCAAAAGATAATTGACAATGTCATAACTATTTTTCTTGGCCTCGTTATTGGTAGTTTATTCTTTTTTGTGGTACAGGCAAAAGCTGAGCCACCGAATTATGACCAGACAAATTACAGAAATTCACCTCACCCTGCACAGCAAGAGAGCAAACAAGATGATCTTATAACTCAAACAGTTAATATTATATTAGCTCAAGGTTTCTCAGGAGCAATAATTGTGGTGCTTTTTGGGTACATTTGGAAGGAAGGGAAAAACAATCGTGCGACTCACCAGGAGAATTTTGATAAGTTCGTGAAGATTAGCCAAGACTGTTCTGGTCATATGGCAAGTGTGTCAGCAAGATTGGAGAACATAGAACGCGAGGTTGAAGCATCCAAACAGTACACAATGCTGGCTTCACGAAAGGGGTAGTATTAGATTATTCTTAATAGTTATTTTTCTAGCAGGATGTTCAGGAACCCCGAAAGTAGAACTAGGCCACTGGACCAAAGGATTCTCGAATTTGAGTGTCTGGCAGTGTGTCGAATCATTTAAACCTTATTCTAACAAGGAGTGTTAATATATGCCGTTTTTAATACCAGTTCTAACTTCAACAATTACTTCGATGATAACTGCACTTTGCACCCAAAAGGTCATTGAAAAAACGTCACTGATGTTGCTTACATATTTAGCGTCAAAGACTTCTAACACCGTTGACGATAAGCTCGTCTTGATGATGAAGGAAGCGATTGACGATAAAAATAAGAAAGCTTAAGTAGTCCCAGGTATGAAGATATCTAAAAATTTTACCTTAAAAGAACTGACTAAAAGTTCAACAGGGGAGAGACTCGGGATTGACAACTCAGTTAAGGATCAAGAAACCCTGGTCAACCTGTGTGCTCTGACTCACAATGTCTTACAAAATATTCGAGAGGAACACGGAAGGACTACAGTCAATTCTTCTTTTCGCTGCCTTGAATTAAATCGGGCAATAAAAAGCAGTGATAAGTCACAGCATGTTAAGGGTGAAGCTGCAGATATTGAGTGTCCTGCAATAGATAACTTCCAGTTAGCAAAGTGGATTGCTTCTAACCTAGATTTTGATCAAGTGCTTTTAGAATTCTATACCAAGGGTATACCAGATTCAGGTTGGGTGCATGTTAGCTATAAGGCAGACGGTAATAACAGAGAGAAAGAACTTACTGCTGTAAAAATAAAAGGTAAAACAGTTTATAAGGAAGGTTTAATAGGCTGATGCTAATCGAGCTTAATTTAAAGCCTGGAGTTTACAGGAACGGTTCTGTCCGTGAAGCCAAAGGAAGGTACTATGATGCCAACCTTGTAAGGTGGAAGAACGGTAAGTTGAAACCTATTGGAGGGTGGGCAAAAACAACTTCTTCCACAATAACAGGGAAGGGCAGGACTATGCTTCCCTTCTTGGATAATAGCAAAAGTTCTTATATTGCAGTAGGGACTTCTTCAAACCTTTATATCTACACAGGAAAAACAAGTACACCTTCTGATATCACACCCACTTCCCCTGCATTTGTCCCCGGCAATGACTCCTCTGCAGTTGGTGTGGGATTTGGCAGCGGACCTTTTAACGGCACAGGACTTTTAACCTCTGCAACTTATACTGCTTCAACTATTTCTGCTGCCACTTCAGACGATAGTTTTAATGATAGTGCAAGTGCCTTTCCTATCACAGAATATGGAGTAGGTGATCTGATCCAGGTGAGTGGATTTAGTGACGCTGCCAATAATAAAACCTATGCTAACTCACACAGGATAACTGCAATCACTGCTTCAAAAATAACTGTAGCAGCATCAAACCTGACTACAGACGCAAACACTGGTCCTGCTGTAAATATTACAATTTCAAAAGCCCGGAACTTTGGAGAAGACGAATATACTGCATCAACTTCCCTTGTCACTACAGCAAATCTTTGGACTTTTGATATGTGGGGAGAATTCCTGATAGCATGTTCTGATTCAGACGGTAGAATCTGGTACTGGAATCCTTCTGCAACAGATCCACTAAACACAAAAGCTGCTCTAGTTAACACTACTTATGCTCCAACTTCAAACACTTGTATCCTAGTGAGTAAGGAGAGACACCTAATAGCATTTGGTGCAGACGGTAATCCTAAAAGGATAGAGTGGTGTACTTCAGAGAATTATGCACTTGCAACAAGCTCGACAGATAATGCTTGGACTGCTGCTGCCACAAATGACGCAGGAAGTTTTGAAATCGATACAACTGGCAAGATAAGAAGTGCAACTAAAGTGGGCAACGTGATACTGGTTAACACAAATGTTGACTGTCACGAAATGAAGTATGTTGGTCCACCTTATATTTACTCTCGGAGGAGGATTGCTACGTCATGTGGAATTGTTTCAAGGCAGGCAGTTGCTTCAGTAGCAGGCTTTGCAGTGTGGATGAGTTACAACGGAAATTTCTTCATGTATGACGGTAGTGTTAGACCTCTACCTTGCGATGTTTCTAAATACATTGCAGACGATATAAATGTTGTTCAGGACGATCTTTTTTATGCAGTTCCGAATTCACTAAATAATGAAATCTGGTGGTTCTATGTAAGTAGTGCAGGAGCAGATATAGACAGGTATGTAATTTGGAATTATGCCGAAAACTGGTGGTCTATTGGACAACTCGAGAGAACAGCATTTACTGACGTTGGTGTTTTTGAAAAACCTCTTGGCATCGCCCTGAACGGTCATATCTTTGAGCACGAAAGAAAGAGATCTGGGAGCGTGATTAGGGAAGCAGGAGTTGGCGAACCTACAAATACTAATCAGCTTTCTGAAGGTGACAGGACACTTTCTTTTGGTCTTAGTTCTGCGTCTTCAAATGAAATGACTTTTGCCGAGACAGGTGTTTTTGAAGTGGGGATCGGGGAGAGATTTGCAAACGTTAAAACGATTTTAACTGATACAACTTCTGGTTCAAATGCATTAAGTTTAAAAGCGTATTCAGCACTCAACAGTGACAGTGACGAAACATTATCAAGTGCTTATCCTGTAGGTACAGACGGTTATACACATTTGCGAGAAACTGGCAGACAACTACGTTTAAAAATTCAAGCACCCTTTGATCAAGATTTTGAAATTTCTGCCCTTCGAGCTCAGGTATCACCAGGAGGTAGAAGATGAAAGATCCTGCTCTTGCACCTACAGAATATGATCAACGTTATCAGACTGAGCTAAACACTATTATCACTGAGCTTGATGATAATACGATGAAGCTGGATCAAGTTAATTTTCTAAGTTCAAGGACAGACAGTAGTGGGAATATAGATCAGACAGGAGCACTGGTTTTGCAGAGTCCAGACGGAACGCATTACAAATTAAAGGTGGCAAACGGAGGAGCATTATCAGCGTCTGCTATTACGACTTCACAATCTTCTAACCCTTATGTTACCTAAGTGGGAATCTGAATTAAAACGTTGTAAAAGATATCTAGCTCCAGTTTTTAGAAAATTTGAAACTTACAACTGGGAAGACGTAGTTGAGAATGTTAGACAGGGACGTTGGTATTTATTAAGTCTGCCAAACTCGGCACTGCTAATTGAATTCTTAGAGTATCCAAGAAAGCGAGTTTTGTATGTCCTGGCAGCAGGAGGAAAACTAGAAGAAATTATTAAGTCCGAAAGTGATGTAATATCAATTGCAAAAGCAAAGGATTGTAGAAGTATTGAAGTTCAATGACGTTTGGGTTTTGAAAAAATTACAAAGAAAATTAAAGGCTGGAAAAAACAATATACTGTTATAAGTAAAAATTTGGAATGAAAGGGGTTAAGAACAAACCTTGTATAATGAGTTTTAAAAGTGGAGGACTACAAACATAAAG